CCACGCGATGGACGATGTGAGATATTTCGTCCGGGCCGCGTTCGCGCCGTCGAGATTCAGTTTTTAAGGAGGTGCGTTGAATGCCTTTATTCAGAAGACCGATAGAGCAGGAGCTTTTCAAGCACCGCCTGAGGAACGGACGGCCGATGACCGAGCTCCAGTTTTTCGCAAAGGAGCTGACCGCCTGGCTGGCGTCGCCCGCGCGAAAGGAAATGCTCGACGGCGACCGGTACTATATGGGCGAGCACGATATTCTCGCCCGGAAGCGTACGGCCATCGGCCCCGACGGCAAGCTCATTCCCGTCGACAATATGCCGAACAACCGTATTGTGGACAATCAGTACGCGAAACACGTTGACCAGAAGGCCAACTACCTTCTCGGCCAGCCTATTTCCTTCCAGGCCGACAACGGCGCTTATGTGACCGAGGTCAAGAAGGTCCTCGGCATGAAGTTTATGAGGACTCTCAGAAACGCGGGCGTCGAGATGCTCAACAGCGGTATCGCCTGGCTTTACCCCTACTACGGC